TCCATCCTTGAGGGCAAAGGAGTTTTTCTTAAGAAGATTGGAAAGTTTGTTGCCCCCGCCGAAGGTTTCCAAGTGTTTGCAACAGCAAACACTAAAGGTAAAGGATCCGAGGACGGACGATTTATTGGAACTAACGTGCTTAACGAGGCATTCCTGGAGCGATTCCCTGTGACCTTTGAGCAAGAGTATCCTTCTCCTGCTACTGAGCAGAAGATCCTTAATAAACTCTGCTCTGATGCTGACTTCTGCAAACGACTTGCTGATTGGGCTGACATCATCCGCAAGACCTTCTATGATGGTGGTATTGAGGAGATTATCAGCACCCGTCGTCTTGTTCATATCGTCAAGGCATATAGCATCTTCAGTGACAAGGCAAAGGCAATTCAGGTCTGTGTTAATCGTTTTGATGATGAAACTAAGCAGGCATTCCTGGAACTGTATGATAAGGTAGATGCTGATTTTGAGATGCCTTCCCTTGACGAAGACGAACTGAAAAAGTACAATCCTATTGACCAGTCGGAGGTAATTTGATATAATATGGGTAACTCTTGGTCCTTTCTATTTGATGAAATGAACATGTCTAATCAAGACTATTGGTATGAGGACGGATTTAGTTTGACTGGCAACCCTGGTGCTGCCAGTTCCGACACCATCTCATTTAGTTCTACTAGTTATGGTGCTGCAGCTGCTACGGACACCCTCACTCTATTTGGTGGTGCTTCTGAAGATACCATTTCTTTTGACCTCAACCTTAATATGAATAAAGATCCAAATCGCTACAAGTATAGTGAGGATAAGATCCTCAATGAACTGAAAGATTATATTTCCGGCACATACAATCAGCATTATTCTGCTGGTGATGATGCTGTCCAAACACTTGATCTGATTGAAGCATGTGGTGATGGCGAGTCCTTCTGCCGCAGCAACATCCTCAAGTATGCCTCTCGCTATGACAAGAAAGGCACTGCACGACGTGACATCCTGAAGATCATGCATTATGCTGTTCTTCTTATGCATTTTAATGATAAGAATGCAAAACGTGAAACCTACCCTCAGTGATGAAAATCCGCAACCCTATGAAACTTTCTGACAAGACTATCTCCGTTCTGAAGAACTTCTCTTCTATCAATCAGTCCATCCTGTTCAAAGAGGGTAGCAAACTTCGCACCATCAGTGTGATGAAGAACATTCTTGCTGAAGCAACTGTCAATGAAGAGTTCATGAAGGACTTTGGGATCTATGATCTCAACCAGTTCCTCAATGGTCTGAGTCTTCATGCTAGTCCTGAACTTGACTTTGCTAATGATGGTTATGTTGTTATCCGTGAAGGTCGGTCTCGCTCCAAGTATTTCTTTGCAGATCCGAATGTAATCGTCACTCCTCCTGAGAAACCCATTAATCTTCCTACTGAAGATGTTGAGTTTGAACTCAGCACTGAGCAACTTGATAAACTGCTGAAAGCATCTGCTGTTTATCAACTGCCTGATCTCTCTGCTGTTGGTGAGGCAGGTGTGGTCAAACTGGTTGTTCGTGATAAGAAGAACGACACTTCTAACGACTTCTCTGTTGTGGTTGGTGAGACTGATA